GAAGCAAACGAAGAAAAAGGAAATGTCACCACAGTTGGAGGCTTATAAAAGGTTTCTGGCTCAAAAGAACAAAGGAGGCGATGGATCATGAGTTCAACACAACATAGGATCGAGGCAATCCTTACCGCACGCGACGAAGGGATGACCAGGGCGTTATCACGGATCGAAACCGTATTGACGCAGTTGAACACAACAGTCAAGAAAATCGGCGACATCATGATCAAGGCGCAGGACAAAGCATCGCCAAAGATCGAAAAGGTTCAGGAGGCGGCAGAGGGGCTATCGAAAACCGACATCGAAACAAAAATCGAAGCGGTCGACAAAGCCACACCAAAAGCTGAAAAAGTAAAAGATGCAGCAAACGCAGTGGCTGCCAATCCGCCAAAGATCCCGATCGAAGCGACGGACAAAGCGACCAGCAAGATAGAAAAGATCAAAGCGACCGCTTCAAGTACCGCGAAAAAACCGTTCGAGATCATTGCAACCGTAAGAGACAAAGCAACGAGCAAGCTGGATTCGATCAAAACAAAAGCGGTGGCCATCGCTAAAAACCCGCATATCCTCGTTGTGCAAGCGAAGGATGCCGCGCGGAATGTACTTGACGGGATCAAAAACAAGCTGAAAGGTCTGCAGAAAGAGGCTGATAATACGAGCCGAAGCATGAGCGCCATTAAATTCGGCGCGCTCATGGAAGTCGGTAAAAAAGGTATTGGTTTGATCACGAGTCAATTTTCGGGATTCGTTGGAGAAATGAACAACTCAAGCAAAGCCTGGAAGACATTCGAGGGGAATATGAAGGCTTTTGGAGCTTCAAGCGGAGAGATCGAGCGTGTAAGAGGGACACTATCCAAATTTGCGACAGAGTCTATATATAGCGCTTCCGACATGGCTAGCACGTATTCCCAGCTTTCGGCGGTCGGTATAAAAAACTGTGACAAGCTCGTCACCGGGTTTGGCGGCCTTGCGGCAGCAGCTGAAAGCCCTCAGCAGGCTATGAAAACGTTGAGTCAGCAAGCGACACAGATGGCGGCAAAGCCAACTGTTGCCTGGGCGGATTTCAAGCTCATGCTTGAACAAACACCGGCAGGAATCGCCGCTGTCGCAAAACAGATGGGCATGACCACATCCGAGCTGATTTCCAATGTGTCAGAAGGGACCGTCGCGACGCAAGATTTCTTTGACGCCATTTCAGCTGTTGGTAACAATGACGCCTTCGGTAAAATGGCCACCCAGTATAAAGGCGTGGATGAGGCGATGCAGGGGCTGATGGAAACACTGCAAGTCAAACTTGCTCCGGCATTTGATAAGCTAAGCCAGGTGGGGATCAATGCGATTTCCAAGCTCGCAGACGCCATCGACAGCTTCTCTCTAGATCGGTTTTCAACGGTCCTCAACAACGTTAAAAAGATGTGGGACAATTTCAAAAATGGATTTTTAAATACTGGCGCTATAGAGGCTGTAAAGACCGCATTTAACGGTTTGGGGGATATGATCGGAAGGGTGGCTACTTCCTTGTCTGGCGATGCGGCGAATGGAGCGAAAACGTTCGGGGAAGTCATCGGAACGGTTGCAAAACTTATCGCGAACGCGGTAACGGCGATAGCGGATTTTGACGCAAAAACAGGCGGCATCGCAGGCAAACTTGCAGCTGGTGCCGGAGCAGTCATGCTTTTTGGCGGATCGTTCAATAAGTTGAAGTCCCTCGCATCTGGCGCTCTCGGAGGCGTTTTTTCTTTATTGAAAAAAGCATTACCGAACCCATTCAAAAAGCTACCAGCGGGGGCAAAGCCGCCATTAAATCAAACAAAAAGCAAAGTGGCGCAATGCGTCGATTCCATTGGAAATATGTTTAAGGGTATTGGCACTGGGATCAGCACGGCGTTCAAAGGGGTCGGAAAAGGAATCAGTACGGCTTTCCGCGGCATTTCTTCGGCCATCTCTAGTTTGAATCCGGGCGGAGTGCTGGCGTTTGCTGGAGTGGTCGCCACCCTGACGGCGGCATTCCTTGCATTGGCCGCATGTAAAGATATCGTACTACCATTCCTCCAGGGGCTGGCCGATATTATGACCGGGGTTCTAAACACGGCTGTCCAGATCTTTGTAGAAGCGCTGAATCAGTTGGCTCCGATCCTGCCAATCATCGCAGAATCATTAGCGAAGACATCTCCATTAGTCACGGCTTTTGGGGAAGCGCTTTCGGCGGTAATCGCAGCCATTGGCACGGCTATCGCTACGATCGTTGAGGCTTTGACACCAGTGATCGAGATTATCGCAAACATGTTCACGAGCATCGTTCAGATCATTGCCAATGCGATCACACAAATTATTTCAGTACTGGCTCCATACATTCCGGAAGTAACAAAAATGGTGGAAGCAACTAGCCAAGCCGCACAAGCGATTTGCGACGCATTCACGAACCTAGTTAACCAAGTCAATCCAGCGTTGGAGAACTTGAGAAACATTGTTGAAACCGTATTCAGTGGAATCTGTGACGTCTTGAATGAGTTTAAAGGAATCGTTGATTCCGTATTCGACGGCGTATCCGGTATTTTTGAATCTTTTGGGAATATGGTGAACGATATTTTATCCGGTGTGGCTGATATTATCGACTCGATCGGGAACGCCTGCTTGAAAGCTGGTGAAGGGTTTAATCGGCTTGGATCGGGCGTGCAAAAGATCATGCAATATAACTTTGTAGCACTTGGAACCAACTTAGGAGCGGTTGCAACCGGCATTGGCGGAATCTCGATTGCGGCCGCCGGATTAGGAGACACCGGAACGCAGATCCAGGCATTAGGTACCGGCCTTACGATGATTGCGAGAAATGTTGAAAGCATCGTTGCCGCCTCGCAGCAAATGCCATCCGTTGTTCAGAATTTCCAAAGTCTAGGCGAATTAAGCGGCCCGCTGTTGTCGGCATCCAGTTCATTGACGAGCTTTGCGGCGTCAGCAATGGCATCCGGCGTACTTTTGGTAGCAGCGAGCGCAAGTATGGCAGTCCTTGGGACCGCCGTGAAAACGTGCGCTTCGTCTATGTCGTCTTTAAATGGGCCGGTTCAGGCGGTATCGAGCGCTTTGCAGGGACTGGGCGGTGTGATCGGCTCGACGATCTCCCGGTTCTCTTCGATGGCGTCTGCGGCGACGTCGTCTTTCGCACAAGTCGGTCAAGGAGCGGCGAAGGGTGCGAACCTCGTCAAAACCGCCCTGACTCAAATGATCCAGGCGATGACGCAGGCTGTCGGGAAAGCAAAGACCGCCGGAACGCAGATCGGCAACGGGATCTCCAATGGGGTTCGCTCCGGCATGGCGAAACTCCCGTCGATCGCATCCAGCGCCCTATCGGCAATGTTCGGGGTTTTAAGCGGCGCACAAGGCCGAGCTTATTCCTGCGGTGTTTATATCGGTCAAGGACTCGCTTCTGGACTGAATGTGTCTGTGGGTGCGGTACAAGCTGCAGCCGCACGACTGGCGGCAGCGGCCGATGAAGCCATCCGGGCGAAGGCTCGGATCAATTCGCCTTCTAAGGTTACGACCGAGGATGGGCGGTATATTGGACTGGGACTAGTAAAAGGAATCGAAGGGACATATCGGCAAGTCCAAGGTGCGATCGACAACATCATGGATCTAACTGCTATGGCCGCGGATCCACTGGCATTTGCATTCGCGGGTGGGCAATTCACACAGGCGTCGGATTACTCGTATGGGATCAATGTCGCCGTAGATGTTCCACTCTATGTAAACGGTCGTGAATTCGCAAAAGCAACCTCGGAAGACTACGAGGATGTCACAGAGAAACGATCGAAATTTTTGAAAAAAATGAAAGGAGAACGATAAGATGTATGAATTTCACGATTTAACGCCAGCCACTAAAGGCGAGGTCAAAGGTCGTATGGCTGAATCCTTCTCCTTTAACGGGGTCTGGATCGAAGACGAGATTCCGCAATTCGTCGTGACCGGAACGACCGGTCGTGAGCTGATGGAAGCCGAACTTGATACTTTCGAGGTCGGCTTTTCCAACGGCTCAAAATACAGAAAAAAGCGCTATCCGGAAAGAAAGATCACAGTGCATTATATGATGGGCGCGCAGACAGATCACGATTTTCGGCAAGCCTACAACAAGCTGAACGCCCTGCTCGATCCAGAGCAGGCACAGCTTATCTTTGCCGATGAACCGGATAAATACTTTGTGGCGACAAAAACCGAAAACTCGACCGTAGAACCAGGCAAGAATTTTGTTGTCGGCGAGATCGTGTTTACTTGTACAGATCCTTTGAAGTATTCTACCGTCACTAAGTCGTTTCCAGCCACTCTGATCGAGGGAGTGCTTACCGCAAACATCGAAAATAAAGGAACCGCAGCAGTCCCGATCGATTACAAGATCCACATGAACCATGAAAATGGATACATCGGGATCGTTTCGGAATCAGGGGCCATGCAGTATGGAAAAAAAGAAGAGGCGGACGGCAAGATCGTGGAAATGAATGAACGACTCTTGACCATGACAAACTTTTTTAACAAAGCAGATGATGGCGCATCCGGCGTGGACTATATGCATCCAAACTATGATGCAACAGGAACTTTAGCTGTTGTCAATTGGTGGGATCAACAATGGCTTAGCTTTGGCAGTGCCGGCCCGAATCCAGGACAGGCTATGACAGGTGGTCAGCGCACTGTAGCGGTACCTGCCGATTCGAATGGACACGTAGGGGCGAAGAATTTTTACTCTTACTTTTTTGTGGTTATGTGGGCTGGTCTGATGGGGCAAGTTGGAGAGTTTAACATCAATTGGTTGACAGCCGATAATAAACAGATTGCCGGTGTCAACTGGTATAAACAAGACCTCTCTGGTAATACAGCTCACTACGAGTTATGGAGCAATGGAAAGATCCTTGCGACTTACTCATACGAATCAAGCCATGAAACCAACAAGAACCCTTGGTGGAGAACGAATGGGCACTGCGATCTTCGCAAGGTCGGTCGAAAGCTTACTTTCTACTGGTGGGCAACGTACCCATCATTCGAGATTCCCGAGATTGAAAATTGGGAATGCGCCAAAATCTCAATGGCATTCAAATGCCATCCGGTTTATCGGAACAGGTTGGTTACTCATATGGGTATCCGAAGCTTTATCTTTGATAAGCTAGGTGTACAGCACTGGAAGGACGTACCGAACCGATATCCAGGAAACGCTGATATGATCGTGAAAGGCAACGAGGGCAAGATGTATTTTAGAGGGATGCCGAGGCCGCAGGATGAGATGACGGGCACCAAGTACTTTCTGGCCAAACCGGGTGTAAATAAGGTTGAGTTTTATCACTCGTCTTTTAGTTCACCGGCGCCGACGATCACTGCAGAAATCAGGGAGGCATGGTTATGATCAAACTCACATCTCGAATTGCAATTCTAGACCAGAATGATACTGTTGTGGCTTTCCTGGACAATAACGTTCCTGATGGTCTTCCTTTCTGGGATGATGAGCTACACGAGTATCTGGAAGGAACGAGCAACACGTTTACTTTTAAAACGGACGCAAAGCATCCCGACTCTTTGCACCTTGTTGAGGGCTATAAGATCGCTTTTAAAACCGATCGCAGAGACTACTATCTCAATATCATGATCGTGCATCGCGACGAGAACGAAGTCGAGATCGAAGCGTGGTCCACGAACCTGGAATTGCTGAACGAACAGGTTTCGGGAATCGATCCGGGAGAGGCGCATTCGTTTTTGTGGTATAAGAATCAGTTTGATCCTGAAAACACCGTGCAGATCGGCTTAAACGAGGTCAGCGACAAGCAAATAAAGAACAAATGGGACGGCGAAAACACCGTCCTTTCTCGTTTATACAGTTTGGCCAACGTGTTTGATGCCGAGCTCGAATTTGTGCCGCAGCTCAATCAGGATTACTCCTTGAATAAGATCGTTATGAACGTATATCGTGCGCATTCCGACACCGTACAAGGCATTGGAAAAGCGAATGTCTCTAACCTTGTGTACGGCCGTGAGATCAAAGGAATCAAGAAAACAAGCGATATCACCGACCTGTATACCTGCATCTATCCACATGGCGGAACGATCGAAGGCAGCGATTCCAAGATTGATATATCGGGCGTTAGTCATACGGTTAAAGATAAAGATGGAAGAGTCGAATTCTTTACGGATGGTGCATTGATCCGTGCGCCTCTCGCTCGTGATCGGTTTCCAAGCTTTATGTCGCAGTCAAACGACCGTTATATTCTCGTGCATTGGGGCTGCGATGTTACGGACAAGGAAATGCTGTACGGCCGAGCGCTCGCTGAACTGAAAAAGAATTGCACGCCGAAGGTCACGTATGAGATCGACGGCTACGCAGACACAGGCATCGGCGACACGGTGCGGATCACGGATGAGGAGTACAACCCGATCTTGTACTTGGAAGCACGTGTGACGGAGCAGGTGCGAAGCATCACCGATGAATCAAGAAATAAAACGATTTACTCGAACGTCGAGGTCTTGAAGTCAGAAGTCGATTCGTCCTTGATGGCACGAGTCGAAGCTTTGATCAAAGAAAACAAGGTATACATCGGGCAGATCATGAGCGACAACGGCATCCAGTTTGTCAACGGGGAAGGTAGTACGACACTGACCGCGCAGGTCATGGATGGCGTCGTTGACATTGCTGATCAGTATCAAATCGTGTGGAAGAAAGATGGAACACAGATCGCTACAACAAAAACAATCATCGTTTCTTCTGGCGATTTTGGCGCGCAAGCCGTATACGGCTTTGAGGCGATCAAGGACAGCAAGATATATGCACGGGCCGAGGTAACATTGACCAATGTGCATGACGGTGTGACGCCAGAGCCTCTTTACTTGCATATTCGCTATTCGAACGATGGAGGGCAGACCTTTACTGGCAACAGTGGCAAGACGGAAGGCAAATGGATGGGGCAGTATAGCGATCATCTGGAAGCGGACAGCGAAAAGCCGAGCGACTACACCTGGGCAAAGATCCGAGGCGATGATGGGCAGTCTCTCGTGAGCATGACGAGGGAATTTTACATGTCGACCAGCAACACAGCTCAAGAGGGCGGATCATGGAGCGCTACTCCACCGACATTTGATGCAGCTAAATATCTTTGGGTGCGGTTTAAGGCTGTCTATAAAAAACCGGACGCTATTGCTTACT